GAGGTGCATATCAGGTGGGCCGGGTGACATAGCTCGTGCCGTTCCGTATGCCAGAGGAAGTCTAACAATAAGAGGTGGTCTTTGTCAGGAAACAGGCGAGTCCCGCGGCCACACATTTGCGCATAGAGACTCCTTATTTTTGTTGGCCTCAACACAACTATGCAGTCCACGCTGGGGCAGTCCCAGCCCTCGGTTAGCAGCATAGAATTGCATAGCACGTCATACCGGCCGGCATCAAAATCGGCCAGCACTTCGGCCCGATCCTGGCTTTCTCCGTTTACCTCAGCTGCTCTAAAACCTTTGCTTTCCAAAATGTCTCTAAACTTCTGGCTGGTCTTAATCAACGGTAAGAATACAACTGTTTTACGGTCAAAACAGTATTTGGCCATTTCCTCGGCGATCTGGTGCAGGTACGGGTCTAATGCCGTCCCCAGGTCAGCTGTCTTAAAGTCTCCGGCTTGAGTTCCCACGCCCGTAAGATCCAATTTCAGCGGTATGGTCTGCGCCTTGATTGGGCAGAGATACCCGTCCTTTATTGCCCTGGGCAGGGTGTACTCATACGCCAGGCTTTCAAAATACTGCCCCAGGTTGCGCATATCGCCACGATCGGGTGTAGCAGTTACCCCCAGGACCTTTGCCTGGTCGAAATAATTGAGTACTCTTTGGTAGCTGTCTGATATGCAGTGGTGAGCCTCGTCAACGATAATGGTATTAAAATAGTCTGAAGCGAAACGGCTCAATCTATTTTCCCGCATCATTGATTGGACACTACCCACTACCACTCTGAACCAACTTCCGATACAAGTTTCTTCCGCTTTTTCTACCGCACAACCCAGCCCAGTAGCACTAGCTAACTTATCAGCTGCTTGTTCTAAAAGTTCCCCCCGGTGAGCGAGTATTAGAACCCGCTCACCGTCCCGGACGCAGTCCTCGGACAGCTTAGAAAAAACTATAGTTTTGCCAGTACCGGTAGGCATAACTGCCAGGGTCTTATTATTGCCCTTTGCCCACTCAGCCTGTATAGCTTCCTTTGCCTGTAATTGATACGGTCGTAACTGCATAGGCTAAAACTTCCCCGGAGTAAAGCCTTTAGCTTCCGGCTCGTAAAACTTCTTAATCTCGTTAAAGGTCATTTCTTTACCTTCATCATTTGTCCATTTTCTAGTGCCGATTTTTGCTCTGCCGGTGGAGCCTACTACCTTGTTCCACTGCATCTTCATTTTTTCACCCTTTTTGCGCTGGCCAATGCCATTGAAGAAGGCACATAATAGCCCCTCAGTTTTGGTATGCAGGAATAACTGATGCTTAATAACCGATATGCCCTCAGGTCCTTCAACCTGGATATGAACTACAGCTTTGTTGCAGGGGGGTAAATTCGCGCTGCCGTTATGCCGGCCCCGCTCAAAATCAATAACCTTAAAATCATAGTCGCCTTCGGGTAGGACTATAAACTCTGGGCTATCATTTTCAATCTCATCATTCCAATCAATTTCTTTACCGATGTCGTCAAAATTACTCATGAGTTATAATTCCTCCTTATTATTAAAATGGTACTTCGTTCCGACTGTCCTCTATCATCTGGAACACCTGCCCCCAGGCTCCTACTAATACTCCCTCAATAAAGCCAGGGTCGTAATTCTCAACTGGGGTATCAATGGGATAATATCCTTTGCTGGCTACTGCCCGCTGTATTTCCAGGACTGTTACGCTATTGGTTTTCATCAGGTCCAGTAGTGCCCTGGGCAGGTTCGGCTCCGTGGGCAGGTTCGGCTCTGGCTGTTTAGTTACGTCTGACCAGTCAGCTTTTTCAGGTATAGTCTCCTGTTTAGGTGGCTCTGTTTTGGGTGTTTCCGGGGGCAGCGCTTGCTGTTGTGGTTTTTCTTGTGAGGTTGCAGCTCCACCCCGGGATGGTATGCAGTGCGCTATTTCGCCGTAATGCAGCTCCAACTCATCCAACAGATCGTGCCGGTTCTTTGCATCCCAGCAGGGGTGATGAGTTGTATACATGACCCGCTTACCACCTCGGGCTTTGTTGGTACCTTTTTCTGCTCCCTGGCCATCTACATTGACTACGTAGGTTTTGTAATTGGCGAATAATACTATGTCAGCCCATTCTTTTACCATCGGAGCTGTCTTTTTCTGCAGCTTCATTTCCCACCGGTCATAAGCTCCCATCTCATCCGGCTGCTCGAACTTTCGCATGGTGGCATGGGCCACGACCATGACATTGATTCCCAGATCCACCAGGTCTGATAAGCTATTTAACAGCCGGCCAAACTCTTCCGCCAGGTAGGTGTAGCCTTTTCCGTAACCGAACGATTCCAGTCCGTCTTTTTTGTTTTTTGAGCAAATATGCTCTACGCACAACTGTTCTGCCCAATCCAAAGTATCAATTACCAGGGTATCTAGTTCACTTGGATGAGACCGGAAATACTCTACTTGGCTCATTAACATTGTCCAGCTGCTTGGTTTAGGAGTTCTGATTACATCCATATGAGAAGTGCCATCTTCGGTATCGATAAAAATAGGATTCGGAAACTTTGAAGCGAAGTATGATTTTCCTATTCCTTCCACACCGTATAGGCATATTTTTTGAGCTCTTTGAATTGGCCCTTTTACGAGTTCCATTTATCCTTCTCCTTTCTTGGTCTTCGGTTATTAGCTTGGGCTTTTAAGTTGACCCATCTACAATTTACGGGTTCATAGTTACCGTTTACATTGATGCGATCAATAGTGCAATCACCAAAGGTAGCGTTTGGGTCATAGCCATTATTCATAGCCCATTGATAGAAACTCTCGTAATTGTCCCATTCTTTACAAATACTGATTCCTCGGCCACCATAATCTTTATAATCTCTGTTTTGGGGGTTATTACATCGATCTCGCATAGATTTCCAGATGTTATATAGTCTTGTTCCAGCCTTGCCATGTTTTCGCAATTGTTTCCCTCGAACGATGCCAGCAGCCTTACTTCGAGTAGCTGTAATTTCATTTCTTAAGCAACCACATGATTTTGTATTACCGCGGCGCAAATCATTCGATGAAGCTACTGATTTATTACCACAGTCACAAACGCACAACCATAACGCATGTCCATGCTGTGATCCGTTACGTTTGACAACTACTAATCTGCCAAAACGCTTACCTGTCAAATCTACAAGAGGAGGCATTTTCTAAAACTCACCTGCTTTCCATTGTGGCACCGGCTGTTCGGTACCAACGACATACCCATCTTGAATCAGAATCGAACATTCTGGCCCGGTACTGACCCGAGTAGCAATAGCCTGTAACCCTTCCTGCTCCAGCCAGGCACCAAATTCGGCCAGGGTATCCAGATCCATTTGCTCTAATTTATCCATCAACACAAAGCCGCATTTTGGATTGAGTTTCCGGACGATGGCCACGCTGACTTTTAGTTGGTCACTGCCTGACATGTTGTCCCACTTGTGCCCCTGGTAGGTCAGCTCACCCTCTACCACTGATAGACCTGGTAGAGGAAGGTCTGCACCCTTCAGCAGGTCAATTTTAGCCTGGCGAACTTTTTCAAGCTCAACAGTTAGGGTGTTGTACTGGTCAGTGTAGTCCTGAGCATCAGTCTCAGCCTTATCCTTATCCAGGTTAGCCCGGACACGGACATTAATCTCCTCTATATTGGCAATGCTATTTTCTAGCTCTTCCGTGGATTCGTCGTGCAGGTCTAGGGCAGATTTACGGGCTACCTCCAAGTCAGCCTCTATGTCCTGCTGTTTTTTACCCAGGTCAAAAAGTTTAGCTTTAAGATCATCAATTTGTTTTTCTACTTCTATGGCTTGCATTTCCAGGCTACGCAGGTTTTCCCGTTTTCGCTGGTTCTCCCCGTTCCGGGCCAGGATGTCCTGCTGCTGTTTGATGAGGTCTGATGCTGATATAGGCTCCTTTGGTGCATCGGGATAGTAGGGTTGCTCCTTTGCAAATTTAGCTTTTTGGTCAGCGATCTGGCCGATAGTATGCCGCCGGTTGTAGACTTCCTTTTCCTGCTGCTCTAACTCATACAGCTTGTCGCCTACGCCAATAATCTGCAGTAACGTATTAGCCTTTTCCTTATTATTTGAGTTCATGAATTTTGGCAGGTCCAGGGCCAACTGCTCCACAAACTCATTTAGTAACTGCTGGCCGCCTTTTTGTCCACTGGGGTCAATAACTTTGAGATCGCTATTTTTCCCCTTGCGTTCGACCACCAGACCATTGGACATTACGATATGAATATTAGGCGGGATAACCGACCCCTCCCGGGTGGCCTCGCTAGGCTTAAAGCTATTACCGCCCAGGGCCCAGCAGATAGCATCTAGCACACTGGTTTTGCCCTGGTTGTTCTTCCCGCCCACTATAGTCAGCCCATTGGCCGTAGGTTCGATCTTAACGGCCTTTACGCGCTTTACATTTTCGATTTCCAGTTTGTTGATTTTGATGCTCATGTTTACCTCCTTATTTGTACTTCAACCTTGCGCCTCCCCCACTGGAGGCACTCATGCTCACTGTCCATGTACAGGTCTATTTTTTGCCCCTGGATCGCCCCGCCCGTGTCAGCTGCCACTGCGGCCCCGTACTCCTCGATGTGGAGTTCCGTCCCCAGAGGTATCACCCTCGGATCTGTGGCTACCGTCCCCCGGCTGGGCCATGTCCCGGTAGCCGTCCGGTAGCCGGTCCATGTGTAAGCTGTAGCCTCAAAGGTGACGGTCTCTGGTTCTGGCTCCGGCTCCGGCTCCTGGTACTCGTGCAGCACTTCGACTGGGAACATGACTGGCGCTATAGCCGAGGCTGGTGAGGTCAGTATTAGGATTAGGGCTATAGCGATAGAGGGTACTAATCTACTCATAGGCTATCCTCCAGCTGATGGACTATCTTTTCCCAAAACCTCTCCATCGGGGTGCAAACTAACTCGTATTCGTCAAAATCACAGACCGTTTCCTGCTGCCGGCAGATGTCATTTACTATGTCCAGGGCAAACACCCCGGCTCGGATATCAAGTACTAAATTTTGTAGGAGTATCCAGGCCTCGTTTCGTAGTACAATGCTGCCCCAGGCGTCAGGGTATATAAATTTATTTTTTTTCGTTGTGTCGCAATATTTATTTGCTAAATATTCTAAAGGCCGCCCCACATCCTCAGCCGGCAATTTCAGGGTGTCGCTAAAATAGTCCCGGTGCTTAATCCAAACGTCGTTACCATTAAGAAACACGCCACATTTGCATTTATTGGGAATATAGTCTACCGAAAAGGCTTGTTTAACCCCCTTCAGTTCCTTCGGTTTTCGTAGCTTTGGCTCACCATAAAACCGGGGATAGTGCAGAAATTTTACCTTACCAGCCATAAAATCTCTTGCCTATCTGGACCATAATCACCAGCAGTATCAGCAGCCCAGTAATGATTGCCGCTGTCCACCCCACCCCGTCCATAGCCTTTTCAACTTTCCGTAACTGCTCCCGCTCACGCGCTGCGTTAGGGGTGTCCCAGGGACGTGGTTCCTCCCGCGTGATGCGCCGGGTGCGGTTCACGGGGCTGGCGGGATGGCCCTTGTGCTGATTCCAGTAGTGTTGGGTAATGCGCACGCCTATCCCCTCGCCTTCTTCTGCGGTTCTGGTTCGGGATCGGCATAAGCTACTAATCGACCTGGGCTT